GGCGGCGAAATGGTAAGAGTTTTTATAACAAACCATTTTTCGGTACTTTTAAGCGTTTTGTTTTTTAACTTACACCAAATTTACACCAAATACACCGTTTTACATAGCAATATATTGTTCCATTTCTTTCGCAACATCATCTGGTTTCTTGTGAGTATAAACATCTAATGTGGTAGAAATATCTGAATGCCCCATTACTAATTGCAATGTTTTTACATTCATACCTTTTTCAACCATGCGGCTACAAAATGTATGTCTTAACACATGAGGTGTTATTTGCGGCAACTCTCCAAGACCAAGTTCAATATGCTTTTTTCTTACTTCTCTCATTGAACCCTCTAAATTTCTTCTTGTTTTTGGAAAACCCAAGTGGTTTATAAAAACAAATCCAGTATATCCGTCAATCGCATATTCGACTTTAGGTCTAACTTCTGTCCTTTTGTGCATAAATGCTTTTCTTGTTGAGTCATTCATGGCAAGTATACGGTTCCCTGCTTTTGACTTTGGTGGAAGAACAACGTATTTGCCACCAATCCTGTGCAATTGCTTATTTACATTTATTCTTCTGTTTTTGAGGTCCACATCCTTAAATGTAAGTCCATATAATTCACTTACCCTCATTCCAGTATTCAAAAGAATCACTACATCATCATAGATATGTCGAAACCATCCATGATTGGAAATAAATTCAATATAATGGTTTTCCTCTTCTTCACTCATCGAAAATCTTTGCTTTGAATCGTTTTCAATTATGTTCGATAAAGTGAATAGAAATGGATTTTTGACTATATAATCATCCTCAACTGCCATTTGAAAAGCCGGTTTCAAAAGTGTTTTTGCATTTTGAACCGTTCCATACGAATACCCTATATTGCTTAAGGTAATCATATATCGCTTTGCCAACGATGTTTTTATGTCTTTGATTGGAATATCCAATATCTGTATCTTGTCAAGCATATTTATTAGGTATCTATACTTCTGTTCTGTTGTTATGCGGACTTTTTTTAACGATAAATACCTGTCTATCAGTTCCCGGACTGTTATTTTATTACTTTCCCAAGAAACACCAGATATTATTTCTGTTTTTGTTACTTGTAACTCTTTTTGTCGTAGTTCATTTAATGTTCTGGCATATATTGTTTGACGTTTCTTTGATAAATCAGTCCATCGGTACATATAAGTACCGTCAGTTCTTTGGCTTTCTCCTTTCTCTAATACTCTTCCTTTGTTATCTTTTCTGCTTGGCATACACATTCTCCTTTCTTAAAGAAAAGAGCATTGTTAAAGGATAATTATATCACTAACAACGCTCTATAGCAAATAATAGGTACTTATAGAAAGTTATAAAACCATTGTCCTGTCGAGATACTCTTCCATCTTTTTCCTTTTTATAAGGTTTTTTCTTCCTATAACAAGAACAAGTTCATTTCTGTTTTCGTTCACAATTTCCCTCATTCTATCCTTTCCAATATTAAAATAAGCCGATGCTTCTTCAATAGTAAGGTTATACTTTTCACATACTGGAATTTCTTTTTTCACTTCTATCATCTCCTTTGCCTTATTTATTTTCCAATCAATCCTTGATACTCTTCTTATGACGGTTGATTCCGACATATTGCATTTCATCTCTATTTGTCTTAATGTATAGCCTTTTGATATGCATTTGAATATTTGTTCTTCATCTTCGGTGAAATTGCAAATTTTTTCAATTTCATCAAGTTCCGGCTTAGTCAATGAGGATAAATACTTTCCTAATCTCATAAGCCTTTTCCTTTCCTATAATTTTTTGTTTGGTTTATTGGCTTCATCAACCAACGCAATTAACAACTCCTGCGTTTTTCTCGGAAGTTCACTATGTTTGATTTCCGCAATTACTTCTCTGTACTGTTCTTCTGATAATCTTTCCATGGTCTATTTCTCCTTTTTAATATAATATTCCGCTCTCTTGTAATTCTCTTCTTGCTTCATTCGCTTTCTGCGAGCGTGCTTTTTCAACATTCATCTGATAGTGCTTTTCGCATACCTTGTATCCATCTTTTACTTTTCCACCGCAAAAGCAACACAAACCGTTTTCAATCCATGTTTTCTTTTTCGTACTAGCCTTTGCTCTCTGACTATTTCTGCTTTTCTCCCTGCATATTCCACAAGTCAAGTACCCGTAATCGGCTTTTCGCTTACGGCACCGTGGACAAATACCTTTTTCTACGTCCTGCTTATATGTAAGTTTCGCCCATTCCTTGTGTTCTTGGTTATATCTCTTTCGTGCTTCTTCACTTTTATTTCTTCGATTATTGCATTGTATTGATTCATTTGCACGGCATTCCGGGCATGATGATTCACTACTGCCGATTGGAACCTTTCTGCAAATAGGACATATGCCAACTTCTTTATAGCATTGTTTATTTCTTCTTTCGTTCTCCGACTTTTTACTGCGACAACTTATACATCGTAAGCCGTCTCTATCTAGTGGCTTTCCACAATCAATGCAAAGTCCGTTCTGCTTTCTTCTATCGTACAATCGTTTTTGATAGATATTGCTCAAACAAACACCTCACTCATCCTCATCTGATTTAAGGATTCGGACACCGCATTTCTCTCTGACTTTATCTATATACCAATCAACATTAAACTTTGTTGTGTCTTCATCCATCTTTACTGATTCATCAGATATACGTTCAATAAGCCGATTGATTCTTTTGTTTCCAAATCCAAATTCTTCGCAAAGTGCAAGAAACATAATTCCGGTAGCAAGTTCAAATCCCTCATTCTTACCAGTTATGTATGCCCTTGCCATAAGTTTTGTTTGTGTTGGCTTACCGCCGGTCAATTTCTCCTGCACACGTTTTTCTCTCCGCATTGCTGCTCTTTTGTTTACTGCCATGTTATCCGTCCTTTCTAGTATTTTTACTTAGTCACTTATTTTAAATTATTATTCATGCCACTTGCCTTTACAATCTTGATTGATTTATCATAAGCTATAAGCTGACCTAATTCCTTCGGCTTGTCTTTGGTAATATAATCAAGCACTCTATTAACCGGAACCATGCTTTTCGCTTCTTCCAACTGCTCCACAACCTTATCTACATCATAAGCGGTAGGTTGACTATCAATCTTTTCTGCCAAAGCACTATACATATCATTACTGTTTGTTTTTGTAAGAAGAATATCTATAAACCATTGTTGTGATAATTCTTCCTTTAACTCATCTGCGTCAATCAGTCTCATTCTTACTCACTCTCCTTGTAAGGCTTTGGCAATGGCATCCAATAATTAACCTTACAATCATACAAATTTGTATGATTATGCCATCGGTTATATCCATAATATCCAACACAAATATCATCACGATATTCTCCATCACACGTTCCACCTCTAATTTTGCCAGATAAAGCAACAAGAACATCTTCAAATTCCTCTGGCTTTCTTTCATTTACAGAAATCCATTGATTATTTGATTGGTTTTCAATTTCTGATATTACCGTTTCTAGACTCTTAATATGTTCGCTTATGTTTCCTTTCTCATAACATAAATTACAGTTATCACATTTTTCGTTATTGCAATCTTCATAAATGCCTTCAACTTGTTTCTTTTGGCATTTAAGGTATGCTTTTAGCTTTTCTATTGCTTCATCTAATTTCATAACTTTGTTTCCTCACTTTCTTTATCACTCCAATCTAATTTACAACCGCACTTGCTACAGTAGTTTGGTGCATCATTATTATCCATCACTCCTATATCATGCTTTACTTTTATATTATTACCGCAATCACAATGAAATTCTGATAAAGTGTCGCTAAGGTTGTAATCAAATATAGGTTTCTTTGGTATATGCTTTTCAAGTGATTGTATTGCCATTTCATATGCTTCGCACTTCTCTCCTTCTGCAAATATTATTTTTTCTCCACAACCAGGCATTTCGTTTTTAAGTATCATAGTTGCTTCACTCTCTGTCATATTGTTCATCGCTTTCTAACAATTCAGGATTGTCAAAAATGTTGCCAATAACTTCCCATTTACTGGAATCGAAATCTTCAATTAAATCAACATCTCCATATGCCGAACCACGAACATCCGAATTTTTGTATTTGTGTGTACATATTCCAAATCCTGTAATATCATCACACCAACAAACCTCTGCAAAGTAATCATGTTCTGAATCCAAACCAGAAAGGTACGGATAAATAAAACCATCCATAAGGTCATTTTCAAAAATAAGGTGATTGTGCTTATCTCTTTTTCCTGTGCATTGACAGATGGTGGATGGTTCTACTTTGTGTGTAATTACACATCTGCGCCACATAGGGTCACTATCAGGTGGATTATTGCATCTGTTCCAAATCTCACATTCTCCATTTGGAAGTATTATTAAACTTCCAATTTCCCATTCTCCGTTGTCAAGTCTCTTTGCCTTGAATAAATATCTATCTTCCATTTTCTTCCTCCAATCTCATACCGCAATAAGGACAATATTTTATACCATGAAGCACATTTCCAAATTGTATATACCATCCTTTTTTATCATCCGAATACTGATATTTCACAACACTAGCAAACTTACAGTTTTTTAGATGTTTACAATTATGCTCTTTCATAAATTCTAAATTGTTACTCATATTTCCTCCTATTCTGCTTCTGATTGAAGCCATTCTAATGTGCATTTACGGCAATTTCTGTTCATATTGCCAGTGCATTTACACTCTTTGTTAAAACCTAAATCATACTCTGCTGGACACATAATAGATACTGCCAATTCTTCATCCGTCATGTTTCTGATTCTGTCCGCGTTAGTCATTGTTATCACCTCCAATTTCCTCAAAATAAAATCTAATTGGTTTCATTTTTTCCTCTACTAACCCATACTTCAAAGCCAGCTTATAGCCAAAGTTCTTTCTAAGGTTATTCATCATGGACACCTGCAACCGTTGTCTGAAATCCTCCAAACTAAATGTTGACTTATAAAAGTTGCATTGCCTACAAGATGGCATAAGGTTTTCTATTTCATCAAGGAAGTCAGCTTCCCCAATTGCGTACGCTGTCTCATATCTATGTAGTGGTTCTACATGGTCTACTTGCATATCCTTATAATCCAACTCACAACCGCAATAAGCGCATCTATGGTTACACTTTTCATACACTGCAAGTCTTTGTTTTTTGGATATTGTCTTATGCTTACTCATAATTACTCCTTTCCCGGCTTTTCACTTTTCTTCCTCATTTTCATAACTTGCCTGATACGAACATTTTTTACACATAGGAATCAATTCATCTCTATTATCATCATACATATAACCTAAACACTTCAAACCATCATCCGGCGCTTTATCATAACCTTTTAAAATACATTCAGGTGGCTTCTCGCACCGTTCAAATTCAACAACCCATACATAAGGATTTGCGAGCCATCCGTATACATCAAGGTCTGATTTCTTGATGGTTGAATTCCAGAGTTCTGAAAAGCCGTCTGTTTCGTTATATCCTTCATCCGGACATGTATCACACCCAAACGTAGCATTGCATTTTCTACAAGGTGATGGATATACACCTTCTGCAATGCATCCATCATCTGTAATTTTCTGTAATCTCTCCACTCGTACATTCGTAACCTTTAGCCAAATCCGAGCAGCTTCTTTCGGCATATGGATTGATGGTCTCCACGGCATACGGTCTTTATGTTCTCCAGTTTCCGGGTCAACCCAAAAATCAAAGTATGGTTTTTCCGGACCTGCCGCATAGTAGTATTTTTCTGTTCCATCAACAACCTGGTCAAAATCATCTACTAGCCCTGCTTTCTGCCATGTTTCCCGGACATAAAGGATATCATCTGTATGACAAGGTGGATTCCATCGTTTTGCCAAATCCTCTTTTGCAATGTTATTAGGAAGCTTGTATTCTTCTCCCCAAAACTCATGTGCTGTGTCGCTTGGATATCCCCATGTGCCTACCTTATAGTTTCCTGCATATGTATAACACAGCCTGGATTTTGGTTGCAGCTTAATCAACCGCCTTGTGACAACTTTTCTGCCGTCAAGAATCGCTCTCACCATTTCTGTGTTAAACAATATGGGTTTTATGCTCATTTTTCTTTACCTCCAATTTCTATAGTAAGTAATTTTTCAGCCTTTGGATTGCCTAGTTTCAATTCTTTGATTTGAAATCTGTATTTGTAGGCATCCTTTCCAATCTTTTCAAATAGTTTCTTTCTTGCTTTTGTTTTGCTTGGTTCGCAAATACCAAATTGAAATTCTTTCTTTTTGGTATTCCAGACACCATAGCGTTTCTTACGATTCATTCAGCACCTCTCAATTCTTTATTGTCTATACCAATGTTTTGTCCCATCTGAAAACTCCACTTCGATTTTGCATGGTAAATTGAAATGTGCATTATATCTAGCGTCTGTGATTTTAACGCATTTGAGATGTTCTTTTTCGCACTTTAAAGCATCTGCCTTTTCACGATAATCGGTATGGCAAATATCACAAGTATATAATTCTTTCTTAGTCATTTTCTCCACCTCTCTTTAACTTTGAACCATAATATGTAATGTGGACTCTTACATTAAATTTTTCTCCACATTTTTCGCACTTAGCAGTGATATTTTCACACCAACCCTCTGTTGCCAACTTCATCAAACCGTATTTCATACTTCCGAGTTTTTCGGTATATTCACTTTTACAGTAAGGGCATTTTGGATATGTGAATTTGCTTTTATTTTTCATTCTTCTCCACCTCCCTTTGCCGTTCAATCTCTTCTGCCAATTCTTCAAGTGACAATCCATCATCATACTTGCTGATTACTAGTTTCAGCAGATTATCAAGTGCTTTACTGTAACCGTCATTAAAGCCATCGTAATATAATGCTGTACTAATTTCATCACAGCCTTTGGCTTTTGCTTCGTCAACACTTTTGGCAATTTCAATCAATTCTTTAAGTTTGATTTTTGTTGCCTTCCTATATGGAACGCATTTTGAACCCAAAGCATTACAAACGGCATCAGCGTATGTCATTTTATCTGCTACGATTTTCGCTCCTTCCAAATTCATTCCTGCACTCATTCTCCACCTCTCAATTCTTCCAACTTTTTAAATTAAGTCCGCCGCACCTAATACAATAAAACTTTTTATATCCTCTTGCGTAGTCACACAAATAACCACAATGTCCGCAATATTCATTTCCATTACTAACTGATATTTTTTTAGGTTCTGACACATTTTTTCTCTCAAACAACTCACCGTGTTTGCACCCTATACAATAATCTTCTTTATGCTTGCAAATATTACAATCAATCATTGTTACACCTCAATTCTTTCAGTTTTGCTTCTGCTTCGGATTCTCCTAATTCAATGCCAGCAAAACATCTACTTGCATAAGCCTCTTCGTAACACCAAAAATAACTCCGTCAATGGACATTCAGAACACTTACACTCTTCGTGGTGACAAGTTGCTTTAGTATGAACACATTCTCTGTGTTCTACTTTATCATCAGCAAGTGGCAGAATAATAAGTCTGCCCTGTTCCTTCAAAGATTGATATTCTTTTAACTGCATAAGCCATTCTGCTAACTGTTTGCAGTCTTTTGAGCTTTTAAGGCAGGCATCACGCATAGGATTCCCGTTTTCAAAAATATCTGCATGATATTCATGCACTCTTGCTTTTTCCTCTGCGTTTTCAATTAATTCATCAATTTTCATCCAATCACTTCCTTTCTCAAATAATCCATATATCCCTTTGATACGCTTAACACATAGATAGAAATTGCATTTGTCATTCTTTCCAAGAAATCATCATCTTCCTTGTAATCTTCGTATGACTTGAAAACAACTTCTTGAATCTGTGCGTATTGTGCTTTGCCTTGGCTGTTAATATAAGAAGTTAAATCCATGACCTTTCCAGTTTTTATTTTTGATTCTAGGTACTGCGTCAATTCAATTTGACCGTTAATCTGTTCCAATATCATCACCTGCTATCTATGTTTGATTTAAACAACTTTTCCACATATAAGTCCATTGAATGACACAACTTAACGCAATTTCCATGTGACGCATGATTTTTCCATGCATTGTATTTCTCATAAAATTTTGTTTCAGTCATTTTTTCGGACTTAACGAGTTTTACCCACTTTCTTATCTTTTTACGGATTTTTCGCTTGTTTTCACCTTTTAGCCTGCGTATATACTTTCCATCCTTAGTTATGTAGTGGTGGAACCCCAGAAATGGTATTCCACACTTGAACGGAACAATTTGCGTTTTACCGTTTAGTGTCAAACCAAGGCTTTCTACAAACTGATTTATGCAATCAAGACACCATTTCAAATATTCCTTGTCTTGGTGTATCAAATAGAAATCATCCATATATCTTCCATAAAGATTGATTCCAAACTCGCCAGTAACCATATGGTCTAATCCGTCAAGCATAAGCAAAGCATATATTTGAGCCACTTGATTTCCTAATGACACCCCGATACCATCTGTGCTATCAATAAGCAAATGGTTAAGCCACATTGTATAATTGTCCCGGAAGTAATAGTCAACTATATCTTTTAATATCTCGTGGTCGATACTATAAAAGAATTTAGTTACATCACATCTCAAAATCCATCCATCTAACTTGTGTTTTTGGTAAAACTCTAACATTTGTTTTTTCAGACAATCCATGCCGAACAATGTTCCTTTGTTTTTCTGCCCGGCATAGTTTGTCTTGATAAACTGGCTTTCCAGTCTTGGATGTAAAATCGTATCAGATAAGCAATGCTGAACAACCTTATCCTTAAACGAACAAGAACGTATCAATCGTTCTTTAGGCTCGTAAACCTTAAATTCGTTATATGGATTCATCTTATAGGTTTTGCTTTTCAACTGCTCTAGCAACATATGAACGCCATCTAGGCTCATTGTTTGGAATCTAGCACAACTTTCATTGCGCCTTTTACCTGCCTTAGCACGTTTATAAGCGTTATAAAGGTTCTCAAAATTGCATATAATACTTTTATCATCCATAATAAAAACTCCTTTGTATTTATCCTTTTAGGAAAGGTCATGTGCTTTTCTGTATCTTTCTCTGATTTCGGCTTAATGCCTACTCTAACTGTCTGTTTGTCACAGAATGGGCGCACGCCGTTGTTGTTGTTGCAATTGTTGTTGTTGATGTTGCCGGACGGCGAAACAACCGATTAAGCAGCGCATAACCTATGATTTTATCTTTCTTTGTCTTTTGTTCTCCATGCGATTGCCATATGCTTTACATCGCAAACCATTTTCGACCAATGACCGACACATTTTATGTTGATTAGTCCTAAACTGTTTGATAACTCTATGTAATACAAGAGTTCATCGCAATGTGTTATTGCTCTTGTCTGCAACTCTAATCGTTCTCTCTTGTATGCTTTTATATCCGTTCTATTTGCTTCAAGCAAACATTCGTAGATTTCAAGCGACTTGTTCTGCATCTTGTCCACAAGAGAAAATCTAAATTTCTTTGGATAGTGATTACAATTTGATGTCTTTTCCAAAGTGTGCTTTGCTAAATCTTTTGCCTTTAGAATTACAGTAAGTTCTTTACTTGCCATAATCATCACTCCGATTCAAAGAGATTAGGTGAAAAGATACAAAGTGGGCGCACGCCGTTGACGTCGTAGCAATCGTTGAGGTCGATGCAGCCGGACGGCGAAACAACCGATACTTGCGTTTCATATCCGTTGCAAGGTGTACTCCAAGGAGTTAACAGCCACCACCACTGTTCATTATTAGGAATCAATTTTCTGTATTGTCTGTAATCGTCAACGGAAAGAAGAGATACATAATCCGTGCAATCTCCATATTCATCCTGTCCATCAAGAGACAATAAATCTCTTCCAAACGGAAGAATATTTTTTTCCATAATCTCATCAGCAATTTTCTTATAAAAATCGTTATTGAGATATTCACGCAGACTACTTAGTTTCCAATTGTTTGTTTCCGAATCAAAAATTTTTCTTTCCTCTAATGCATCTGAAAGACAAACATATCCGCAAGGTTTGATGTCAAGGATTCTCCATTTTGTTCCGGCAACCTCAAAATAATCGCCAACTTTTAATCCAGTAAGCCTTTCTTTCATATTTTCACTTTCCAATTTGTCAATCCGCTTTTCAAGCATTTCAACTCTTTTTTCTAAGTCCATATTATTTTATTCTCCTTTCGATACAAAGATATTAGATTTTAAGATACAGAATGGGCGCACGCCGTTGCTGCGGCTGAAATTGCTGCAGTTGAAGTCGCCGGACGGCGAAACAATTGCAATAGCATACTTCAATCCTCTTTCATCAGTAGACCACGGAGTAAGCGTCCAATAATAATCTGGCAAATCTTCATTAACAAGTAAATCATTGTATTCTCTCGCTTCGTCAAAAGTAATAGGACGAACCTCACAAATACAATCATTAAACTCGTTCTGATTATCAACACTCGTCAATGGTACGGAATGCTCAACAAGATTTCCAGCACCGACATTTTCCAAAATAATAGGCTTGATTTTTTCGTCAATATACTTTTTCAAAGCAGATTTATTGTAATCTCTTGTATCTCCATCAAACCGAACATTTTCAGCCATAAGGTTTTTGGAGATTACGTTTGTCGTTTCGTAATTCTGTTCCAAAACAATAAATTCATGTTCGCCAATCATGAATGTTTCGCCCGGTTTCAATGAGTTCAAAACAACCTTTTCCTTTTTCTCTCTGCTCTTCAAAATTTCAAGAGCCTTTTCAACTAATTTAATTGCTTCTTTCATTTCAATACCTCCGTTGATTTCGATTTTTTACTGCGATTTTGCACATCATTAAAAATTGCAAAAATAATCTCATGCGATAATTTAGTTGCATATTTTTCTCCGATTGCAATGCCTGTTTCCGTAAACTCTTTCCACCAAGAATCATCATCTTCCGGGTAGTAATATTTCTTACGCCAATTCCAAATATCAGTCCACATATGCTGTTCTTCTGGAATCTGCGATGCATTTACGCTTCCCATACAAACACCACCTAACTAAATATTGAATTATCGTAGTCCTCAACAAATCCACCGCTTTCATTATCCCAACCAAGACAAATATTCAAATCATCGTGGTCTCCGTAGATTCGTTTGGACTTTTCATCGTAGTGTACTTTCCAACCTCTGTAAGAAGTTCTTCCAAATACACGATTTTTAGTAACCGAAATTATTCTCGGATAATTTTCCATCGTATTCTCATCTTTATTTACGTTATAGTGAATAATCACTCCTGCTGAATTGACAATATCGGAATCGCCACGAATCGAATCGTCCATATCTTCATCATCAATTCCACTATCTTTTCTCTTGTGAGCCACTAAGATAATACAAACATTGTAAAATCTAGCCATATCCTCTAGTGCGTTTGAAACTTCGCTCTGTGCTTCTAACTTACTTCCCTTAACTCTCGTTTTGTTTATCATTGTCATTAAATTATCAATCACAATAACTCTTACATTTTGACTTACTATCATACGTTCAATCGTATTTAGCAAGTCAGTATCTTCATCCTTAACCATTGTGCGGTCGTAAAGCATACATTTTCCACGATACCACTCTACAATCTTATCTTTCGCAGATTTGCGAACGTAACGCTTTACATAATCTCTCCTATCTTCTTCCACTACGTTTGCCGGTCCAGCAATTTGAAAATCAATCGCATTCTTAAAAAGATAATTTGGCATTTCCCCCGAATATACAAAAACATTGTCACCTTTGTTTAATGCTCTTGTTATAATCTGCCCTACAAAAGTCGATTTTCCTTTTCCTGATTTTCCAGTAACGATGGTAACAACACCGAATGGGATTCCTCCGCAAAGCAAGTTGTCTACATCCGCAATACCGGTCGGTATCTTTTCGATGCTGTATGGGTCAAGTTCTTTTACATCTGCCAAATCAATCACGTTGTCGATTGGCAACTTAACCGATTCTTCAACGCATTTTCTAACCTGCTCTGCTCCGTATTTGAGAAGTATCTCGTTTGCGTCCTTGCAGTCTTTGTAATTGTCCTCTCTGACGTGTTCTACACGGTCTTTTAGACGTTTTGCAAGTTCATCCAACAAAGATATTGAGCCTTTCTCAAAATCTCCAAAAACGATTATTTTCTTCCATTTGCAAAGCCAATCCCAACAATAGGGAATCCATGTAAAGCCTTTGGCACCGGTTGGAACGGACACTGCGTTTGGTATTCCTGCCGTAGCAACTGATAATGAATCCATCTGACCCTCTGTGAGTACGAGCGTATCAAAACTATCATCACATTGTTTCATTCCAAACAATATCGGTTTTGTGCTTGCTTCGCACCACTCCTTGTTAGCGTCCTTTGCCTTGTCAAAATCCGTTTTTCTGTACTTGACAAATTGCAGTACACCTTCTTCGTCATAGAACGGAAATACAAGAATGTTTGGATGGCTAGTCTGTACGGTAATTTCGTACTTTTTGGCAACTTCTTCGGATATACCACGGCTTTCCAAATACTGAATCGCTTCCGGCTTTGGTTTAATTGCTTCTTTTGGTTGCTTCAACCGCTTGTATCTTTTCTTTGGACGATAATACTCGTCAACCTCGTTACCAAGTGAGAAGTCAAAGTCCTTTGAAAGCGTTACCATGTTGCCGGATATTCCACAACTGGCTCTTAAACACTTAAACTGTCCAGTTTTAAGATTTATGGAAAAGGTACGAACATTTCCCCTTGTGGCTCTTGGCTTGCAATAAGGGCAAGTCTTAAAAAACAGTTCGCCACCGTGTTCCTTAACCTCAATTCCAACATGACGAGCAAAGTTGTAAGCATCATCCGGGTTAAACTCGTAAACTTTATATCGCATTACCAGTCAGCACCTACTTCCTCTTCCTCAACTTCCGGAACAACTTCTTCCGGCTCTGCTCTAGGTTTCAAAATCTTTGGAGCATTTTGAAGATAACTTTCAAACTTCGTTCCAAACAAAGTTTCGGGCCGCAAATACTCTTTCATCTTCTCGTCTGATTTCCAATCGTTACATTTACTGTCTATTACGCGTTTGAAATCTTCCAAAGTGAATTTTTCTTTAATCCTTGCATTGATAAGATTTTGTGTCTTTTTGGTACTGTATCTGTAACTTGCACCAGTTTTTTCATTCAAATAATCAATGATTTCTTTCACCAAAGAAGTGTCCGTCGTGCTCTGCTCGACAATATCACTTTTCTTTTCTTCTCTTACCTTATCTTCTCTACGCTCCACTTTGTTATTAATTTGGTTACAATTCGTTTCCAAGTCGTTATCTGTACGTTTTACTTCCGTATAGTTTTTGTTGTCACTCTTGCTACAATTCGGGTACATCTTGCCACATTTTAAGGTGACTCTCGACCTTTCATCTGTATACAGTGTTGGCGTGTACCGGTCCTTTGCAATTGAGTTGTGCAGAAACCAATGTTTGATAAGTACCACGTTAGAGTTTTCAAACGTGAGTATGTATCTCTTCCTTTCAAGGATTTCAAGGTCTTTTGGAGTTGCCTGACATTCTCTTACAATTCGGTTTGGAGCATCTACAAATCCATCATCATCGGCTCTCATGCACAGATGAAAAAACAATCCTTGTGCAGTTAATGGCATGTCCAAAAACACATCCGAACTAATCAATTTTCTTGAAAACATTCTCTTATCAGCCATCTTATATGTCTCCTTTTTTAGTTAAATGGCAGTCCATCCTCAACACCATCTGGAATGTTCATGAAGTCATTATTTCCAGATTTATTATCATTTTTCTGATTCTGTTCTGCCGTTGCCTTGCTTCCAGCAAATTCGCAATTATCAACAAGGCAATCATTTGTATATACCTTGTTTCCATCCTTATTGGTATAACTTCCAGTCTGCCAACTGCCATCAACCGCCAACTTTGTTCCTTTTTTACAATATTTTTCAACAAATTCAGCCGTTTTTCTAAAGCAAATACAACTTATAAAATCAGCCGTAGGTTGATTGTCTCTTTTGAATCTGCGGTCTACTGCAAGAGTAAATCTTGCTACTGCCATTGAATTTTCTCCCTGCGTATATCTGATTTCTGGGTCTCTTGTTAATCTGCCAATTAAAATTACTTTGTTAATAAGTCATTCCACCTTTCTTTTCTGTATGCATCTTAATCATAGGGTATCTTTCATTCTCTCTAATCTTCATTTAAATATTTTTCTTCATTTAAATATTTTTTTCTAATACTCAAAATATCTGACAAAGGAAGTTTCCCGCCTTTTGGAATAATCCTTTCAACCAGCAAATCCTCTTTTGGAAACTGATAATAAAAATCATTAGCATATTCTTTTGTGATTTTTCCAACAAGCACATCCATCAAAAGAACTAAAGCATTATCTTTAAATCGTTCCAATACCATTTCAGCTGTTTCGCTAGAAGAATAAGTAGCCATCAAAATATTGTCATCATTTCCAACAACACGGCAGTAAATAACCTCTTCCTGTCTCCAAACACAACACATATCGTATGGAACATCAATTGTTCCGTTTTGGCTTATAATTCTCATAATTATTCCTCGTTTTCTTTTAATCAATTTCCTCAATTTCAACAACAACTCTAGGGTTTGAAGCATCTACCATTGTATGAAACTCCGAATCAAGAACATCATCCCATCCGTCATTTCTAATCACTTTTGCTAACTGTAATGCGTCCAAAAATGATTTTTCAACCGCACTGCAAAGATTTCCTCTGTCGTGCCTTTTATCACTTGAAAATATCCAAAACACACAACGTATAGTCTTTTTAATTTTAACGCCTTTAAGAGTACGTTTAATGGCTTTCAAGCATATATCATCATTTGCTTTCTTTACTGGGTTGTGGTACTTTTTCAATCTTTGATTGTAAATTCTTCCACCAAGCAATTCATTTAACCCTTTAAGCGGAAACTTTTTCTTATTGTTTTTTATAGTTACGCAATAAGTCACTTTTTATCTCCTTTCTCTTCTTTGCTCTCTTGTTTTTTTTCTTTTTCAGCTTCTTTCAAAAGTTCCGTTACCTGCGATGCAGTTTTTGGTTGTTCAAACCAATCAGAAACAACTGTCTCTTTCTGCTTTAATCCGTTGTAAATACCGATATACTCTGTCAATTCATCATCGTTGATACTCTCAACTGTATGATTAAGACGCTTTTCCAACATTTCTTTAGTTACGCCCAACTTAGCAAATCCAGTAATCATATTCTTTACCTTGTCAATCAAAGGAATATCATTTTGCCCGGCAATCGTTTTCTTACATTCCTTAATACAATCCTCAACTAAATCTGGAGGAAGAATTGCAAGGATTCTACTTCTTAAACGTCTTGCACCATCATTGGCTGTCCTTTCGTAAATATCACGCTGACTAGTAAGTTTTCTGTTACCCTGCTTTGTCTCCATTACGTGTTCAACGGTAAAGTTCTGGCTAGAAACTGTATTGTTTTCCAAATCCCAACAATACGCCTGCATTTCGGACTTTCCTTTTTCATGGGACATTTCCTTGATTCCATATTCAAGATTGCCGTAGCATCGTGCCATTTCCTCTGCAAATCTGATTGTTACTCCTGTTACCGTCTGACCGCCACGTGGATAACTGAAAAACGCTTTGTCGGCAAAACCTTTTCGTTGACACGCTTCAATCGCACTTGCATATGATTTTGTGTAATCTCTTGGAAACTGTTTTGCCATAATCAATTTCCCCTGTGCTTCTGCAATAGCACGATTACTTTCTACTGCTACTGTTCCTTGGTTAATGTTATTAAAACTCCCACCAACCGATTGATTGTTTCTTACTGATACTTCATTTGACATATCAATTCTCCTTTCAACTGTCTATAATTTTAAAATCTTTCAATATGCACTCTCCACAAACTTCTTCGCCATCGTACTGATACAATGCTTCTGGTAAAAATTCATCTTTACAACGGTCACAATAGTAATGCGTTCTTTTCCTATTTGGACAACTACTACCAAGGCAAGGATAAGCTGGTGCTGCACAACCTAAACATTCATCTTTTACTATTCTCATTTTTTATACTCCTTAATGTAAATTTGCTTTTTTGCACACTATCTCAAACTGTTCTTTTGTTAATCCAAAAATTTCAATGTATTCATAAGATGGACAGTAATTAACCATAATTTCACCATCATAGTAAATTGTAACCATACTATCTCCAGCAATATTTCTAGTATCAAAAGCCTGTACGCCATCTGGAAATCTATCTTTCAAAAATTCAATCAATTTATTCAATTTATTCCACCTCACTTCCTAAAGATTCATACTGTTTCTGTAACCAGTTCGGCAATCCAAGACTGTTTACTTCATCTTTCATATATCCGTACCAGTTACCAGTTTCTGAACATTCTTTATAGAGATTTAAGTATTCCCTAAACATATCAGCACCAGAACGCATATAATATTCATTTGGTTCCATAATGTTTACACAGTATGGAGCAGTTTTCTCTTGTGCGATAAAAACTACCGTATGCTCAACACCAAGTATTTCATCAAGAATATGTTTGTAATATGCCATCTGCATATCATACATAAATTTGATTGAATCACGCATAAATACATCCGTACTAGCGTCATTGCATGTTTTGTAGTCAATCAAAAAGTGTGTTCCTGCTACTTCTGTAAGACAATCTGGTCTGCATTTCATAGTAATTCCTGTTTCTGAATCTTCCGTAAAATACGAAAGTTCCTTTTTGCCAGTTAAAAGAGTTCTTGCAAATGAATTACTATACAAGACGTAATGCATATCTTTTATTTGTTGAAAATCATCCAATGAAACAATGTCTTTTCCCTCGTTTTGGTCTTGGAATAAAAGCCACTTCGCTTTTCCATCTTTTGTTCGTCTGTCTATTTCTGGTGCTACGGCAAACTCTTTGTAAAAATCATCTTTTTCCAAAATGTATTTGTGAACCGCCCTACCAAAAAGCAATGATGGCGTATCTTCTTCCGGATTGTCTTTCCAGTATCGAAAATGTGCCGGTGATTTAGCCATTTTTTTCAAATCGGAAGAACTAACTCCATCCATAGCACGATATTCTTTGTTTGGAATCAAGATTCCATTTTTTCTTTCATCCACTTCTTATATTTCTCCTTTCTTTCATTTGCTATATCATAAGCAAGTTCAGTTCCAAGGATAAACAAAATATCAGTAACGGAAGCATATTCTTCATTCATAGCAGTTTCGACAGCAACATTTACTCTTTCTTCCAATTTTATAAGTTCTTCAAACCTCTTCTGCGGTATTTGAATCATTGCTTTCCTCATCCTCATTCTCCTTTCCGATTTCTTTGACTTTTGAAACTGATACTTCAAAAGCGGTTTTTACTGCTGCTGTGCCATCGTCCATCTGCTTGTGATATTCACGGCTCTGCAATCTTCCGGCAATTTCCAGATGAGTACCTACATCGCATTTTGAAACGTATGTAGCATATCTCCCCCATGCTATACATGGAATATAGTCGGAGCCGTATTGTCGGTTGCTTGCCGCAATGACATCGCATACTCTTCTATTGGAAGCAGATGTGCGCCGTAAATTAGGTTGAATGCAAATATGCGCATCCATTTTTACTTCATTTACGTCCGGCAATGAATTTACCTCTCCGCCGCACATGGCATCCTGCACAAATACATAAATGTGCTTATGATTTTTTCTATTGATAGTCCGAATTTCTCCTTGGACTTCAATCTTTTCGTGTTCTATAATCGAACACTTTTCCAGAATAATCTCTGGAACCAAGCAGATTAGAATATCCTCTTTCTTGCTTTTTCTTTCGCTTTTTAAGCGAAATTCATAAAAGTTCTCACCATGCGACGAATGAGAGAATTTAATCTTACTCGCCACGGTACCTCTTAATAAAATTGTATTCATCTTGACTTTTCACTCCTTATTTGATAAAATGAGCGCAAATAACACATAGTTATTTACTACTGGAATAGCAGTTTGATTTGCGGTCAAGGGTGCTATTCCTTTTCTTTTCTGTATGTTCCCGGTTCATTTGCATAAAACTCTCCGTCTTTCACATAAATTGCACCAAGTTCAATTAAATTTGCAATCAATTCTGGTGTTGCCGGCTTAGCATCTGTCTTAATCATTCAATCATCCTTTCCTAATATAAATACTGTTCTTCTTTGCACTCCGAATCTCTCTGTGTCTGCATGAGATTCAAAGTATATGTCAATTCGATTCCCCTTTATCGCACCACCGCAGTCCTCTGCTATAAATGTTCCAAGACCTTTAATTTTAACCTTTGTTCCATACGGTATGACTTTAGGGTCAACCGCTATTGTTCTTCCCTGCTTTGGTATCTTGCCAGTAGAAGTTATCTTTCCGTACCCCTCTGAACAATCGCAACAAGGACAATATGCAGTTATCAAGAATTGAACGCCTTTCCTTTCCTTGTGTTTCTTCTTTGACTTTTTCTTTTGCTTTATGTGTTTTGCGGATTCCAAAGAACTGTTCGTATTTGCATTTGGAATCACATTTACCTGCGGTTCTTCTGTTTTTATAAATAACGTATCTTCTTGTGCATATTCCGGCTCGTAAGCGTATACATCCTTAAACACGCTTGTTGCCACCGTTATAATAAGAAGAAATGTCAGAACCGCCAATATCATCTTCTGAATAATAGGCTCACTCCCTTTCTTCCAAAAGCAGACGGAATGTTTCTTTTCCCTTTGGAGTGACATACATCTGCTGTCCTGCCCAACCGTTCTGCTCGTTGTGCTTGTCCTTTAAGACAAACAAGCCGTTTCCGCTCTCTGCGTATTTGGCATATGGACGCAATTTTCTATGTTTCCCCTGTCTGAAAACATATCCTTTTTCAATAAGAAAAGAAACAAATGCTTTTTCTCCGATACCCAGTTCCTTTGCGGTGTCACGGATGTTGGTATTCAATTTCTTATCTACCAAAGCGTCAAAGTAATTCGCCTTTGGTGTCATTTCCTCAATCTGCTTGTCCTTTTGAGTTATGATGTTCTGTGCCACAACTAATGCGTTGGCTACAATCTGTTCTGGAGTAAGATTCTCCTGATTGGCAATGTAACCGCCATTCTTGCGGATAGATGGAAGCACCTCGCCAGTTACCCATTTACGAAACTTCTTTGCATTCGGCTTATCACTACGAAGAATAACAGCATACAATCCGCTTTCTGTAACAAACCAAGTCTCGCCCTGACGGGGTAAGTCTAACTTACACCGCTCGTCATCTTCTAATCTATCCGCTACACTTCTGCTATTTGTAAGTTCAAGTGCCTTACACACATCAGCCAAGCAAAACATAGGCTCATTATCCTTTGTAATGGTACGGATTTTTCCAAACTCTGAATTTTCAAAAATCTGTAAATCGTTCATGTCTACTCCTTTCTTTACTCAATAAAATAGGAAATTTCTACACCAAAGTAATTCGAAATCTTAATCAGTTTATCCGTCTTTGGCATTGATTTCCCAGATTTCCAATCCGAAAAAGTACTTCTAGCCAATCCGAGTTCATCAGCCAATTTATAAAAGGTAATGTTTCTCGAATTAACAAGCAATTCTAACTTTTTAAAACTTTTCTTTCTATTTCCCTTGTCCAAAATCTCATCTCCTTTCTTGACTTGCGTTAGGATTTTCGTTATAATAAATAAGCCATTTTAGGTAAATTCATCTTAGGAGGTGTATACCTTGAAAGCAATTTTGAATTTGCCTGTTCCGCATTTGCAAGGTCGCAATCGTGAAGCCACAGCACGTTAAAATGGAGTGAAATGTAACATCAAGTGTAGCGTAGCCGAACAGAGAAGTTCGTTAAAAACTCGAGGTTGACATTCCGATATTTGTCACACTACACCGCTTGTTCCTTGCAATCTGCCAACTAATGGCAATAAATTATGCTGAACCCAAACTGCATAAGTGGCAGAGTGCTTTAAGAAGCATTGGTGTCGTACAATGCGTCGAAAGACTGCAAAGTGCATACGGTATAAAAATTGGGGTAAATGACTGTTAGTGACGGCACACTAACAGTCTTTTTACCGAAAATCCTTTTTAGTTGTTCGATTTTCACAACTATGTCTTGATAAAAGTTAGAAAATCGTATATACTATGAATTGTGCAAAAAACATAATATAAATTTCTCAATTTTGAATTGGTTGAGATTTCCTAACTTGTTTTTATAATACATTAGGGAGTCTTGTTTGTCAACCCTAAAAGTTGAGAAATTGCAACTTTTTTTGATAAGGAGATTTTCTATGTACGAAAGATACTGTAAATTAAGAGATTTAAAAGGTTTAAATGATGCAAAAGTAGCAAGATATTGTGATTTTCCCAAAAGTACATTTTCCGATTGGAAAAAGGGTAAAAGTGAGCCTAAAATTTCAAAAATTAGAAAAATTGCAGAATGCTTAGATTGCTCTATTGATTATTTGGTTAATGGAAAAGATAAAACATATTCAGAAGAAGATGCCCTTTTGGACGCTCATATTTCAGAAGATGTAGAACTAAAAGAAGCCATTAAGAAATATTATACCCTCGATGAGAAAGCCAGAAAATATATTTTAGAGGGAATTGACCTGCTTTGGAGAGCAAACAAAACTGATACTAAATAATGATACCATTCATTATTGTATAAATAAAAAAGATTGGAGATGTGTTTTATGAAGAAACTATTAACAGTAGTAACAACGCTAGTGCTTACTATTTCAGTATGCGTTCCAACAATTTCAAAAGCCGCTATACCGGCAAGGACAATGGGAATATTTTCAGAGTTTGCAGACGGATTCAAAGAGGGATGGTCTGGCAAGAAAGAGCCATCAAAGAAAAAATATAAGAAAATGTGTAAATCCTACAATTATTCCAAATTGAAAAAAGGCAAGTACAAAGGAAAGAAAATAAAAATCAAGGGTAAAATAGAAAATGTAAAGGAAGATACATTGGATAGTGACTTGACCGTAATCGTAAAGTCTGGTGGAAAATACTATGAAGTATACATGAGCCAAGGCTACCAAGAATATTATGGCTACAGAAGAGGAAAAACGCTTTCCGTGTGGGGAACTGTAAGAAGAACCGCTTATTATGTCGTAAAGAGAAATGGAAAGAAAAACAAAAAAATGACAATACCATCTATCAAATCAAGATACGATAAACTGTCATAAAAAAACGGAGTAGGGTTTTTATCCTACTCCATTTCATTATACCTTATAAGTATTACCTTTCAATCTTTCTTTTTCTGCAATGTACCCGTAGTAATATCTCAACGAATCTACGTTTTTCATCTTGGAAATAAGTTTCTTTAACTTTCTTCTATGTTTCCTGCGTTCTCCTACCATAAATCTCCTCCTAGCATATAATTGTAGGGAAAGGGGAATTTGCAACCCCTCTCCCAAACCGAAACTTGATTACATGGGATTGCCATGTAATATATTATATGTAGGGTTCAAAAATATTATTCATCCTTTTCGGTTTTTTTCTCTTTTTCTGCCAACTGTGCTTTCAACCGCTCGTTCTCTTCCTGCAAAGCAAGAAACGTAAACTCCGTCTTTGCAAGCTGAACTTTAAGTTCTGCGATTTCAGCAGACAGTTTCTTCTCCACATAGTCATTGAGTGTGATTTTGTTTTCATCCATTTCTTTTTACCTCCTAAATTTGAATTATTTATTGTAACACTGGGAATATCGCTATTCCGTTCAGGTTATCATTGGTTATGGTGTTATACTGTGCATTAACGGATAGTTTTCCGTCCTTGGCATTAAAAGCCACTCTAACACATTCACCTCTACTAGTTACCATGTTGTGATACTGGACAACATCTGCTGCACCGGAATCAACCGGCATTAATTCTGTTTGAACAATGCTCGCCCAAGGGGATGCTGAAGCGATTGGATAGTTGCGAAATACTACGGCTTTGAACAATCCACCATTCATGGTAATACCATATAATGTAGTTGAACTCGGCGTCGTTGTTGTTACACTCGAACAATGCTTCTCAAAAGCAACATTGGCATTTAATGTAGTGGTTCCTGCTCCACCTACACGACCAATAGACACACTTCCACCGTAACTATTCAGATATAATGTTGTTGCGGCATCATTTGCATTAACTGCTTGGATTGTCCTTTGTCCAAGGTTCATATGATTTCCGTCAGGAGAGGATATTCGCAAATCGAAGCTAGTTAAAGAAGCATTTTTTTTACTGCCAATGCCAAACGGTGAAGAACAATACATAGGGTCAGTACCATCTTCAATACCATTAGTATATTTCCACCGTCCAAATCCATAATCTTGATAAATGGTTTGGTATGATTTTTTGGTCCCATCGCCAGTAAAGGTTGTAATATATAATCCAGGGTATGACCAATCGGAAATAAGTTCGATTTTTTGACGTGCTGAAATCGAACCTACCATGTTATAACGAGAAACATGTTCAATACTAATGTCGCCATCACATGTTAATATTTTAGAATCAACATAGCCATTTGCATCCCATTCATATTTGGCGCTACGATAATATGGAGCGCCATCGCTCGAAAGTTTAAGTTCATAAATGTTTTGTTTACCTGATGCGAGACTGCTGTTTTCTGTGTAGTTTTTGGATAGTCCATTCGTTTGGATTTCAAATCCACCAATCAAACCGTTATCTATCTCTGCATTTGCACCTTTTAATGTTGCACCAGTGATGGTTCCGGTTGCCGTCACGTCTTGCGAAAATATTTTTTTAATAACAGCAGAATTCGCAAAAACCTTTTCAACATCAAGTTCATTTGCTGTTATGCTTTTTGCTACTATTTTATCTGCATTTACGGTCCGGTCAGTAAGTATATATCCATCCAAAGTATCAATCGTTTTACTTTGAAGTTCTCCTAAATTATTCAGCGAATAAAGCAAGCCATTTTCGCCTTTTAGCAATATTCTGTCTGCCACTAAGGTTCCGGCCGTAATGTTTGCGGCGTTGACTTCAACACTATCTAAGAAACCAGTGATATGTCCTTCTACGATTGTTGCTCTATCAATAAGACCAACTTCTGCAAATAATGTAGCAATATCTGCAACTTCAATATTGGATAATTTGATGTTTGCATATTTTAAATCTGCACTCTCCGCTGACAAATAGCCTAGGTCTGCTACCTTTGCACTAAGGTTTTCTGTAGTGATAGCCTTTGAGGACAATGTATCTATCTTTCCATCTACTGCTCGCAGTGATGTAATAGTTGCGTATGTCAAATCAGCATTTTCGGCAGTAATATATCCAAACTCACCTATAGTTGCTTTCAGATGTTCAATATACGCATTATCTGCCGTCAAATCCGTAATAAAAGATTTCGACACCTTTTCCCATTCAATCGTAGCATCCGCAATCTTTGCGTTGGTGATTGTAGAATCTTTAATCTTACTATTCTCAATCGTGGAATCCGCAATTTTACTATTTGTAATAACTCCATCCTTGAAAATAGCACCAAGGATTGTACTAGTAACCGTTCCGCTTGCCTGCGCCATTGTTCCACTATTGTAACTATTTGAACCACTGCTACCAACTGACGATGAGTTTGATTCCTGCACTTCACACGGTGATGTAATCTCCGCATAAAATCCACCATCGTAGTGCAGCGTCATTTCTCCGACAAGCACATACTTCTTAACTCCGTCATAGTCCTCGAACGTAAGCATTTCACCAACCGACATAAGAGGATGCCAGTACATTGTTTCGATACTCGCTTTATGGTAAACAAACGCCTTGTTCAAAAAGGATAACCCTGTTTTCCACTGCATTGGCGTAACTTGTCCTAAATACGTATGAACCGTATTTCTGTCAAGCGTTTCGTATAATATCCAAGGTGTTTCAATCGTCACTGGATAATTCTCTACATTCGATACACTGCTTGCCTTGTCATTCAATACGACCGTGGATTCACCCTCGTAATATCCAAATCCAACATAGTCACTGTTTGTCTCGTAAAAGTACCAATTATTAGCCTTTACAGATACGTTGTTTGGACACATAAGGTTGTTTACGAAAATCGCATTAGAATCATAGGTATCTCCATTAAATATAGGTCTGTAATTGTTATCTGCTTGCAACTCTGGTAACTGCTTAATATAAAAAGCACCGTTTTTTTCAATCACATTTGCACGTAACAAAACTGCTATACCAGACAACAAATCTCTCCATGTGATTCTGCTTTCCCAATCCCAATCGTAACCATCCTCATCATTGTCCGCAAAATTTGATAACATAGGAATCATCAAATGGTACAACTTATATTGTTTGATTGACGATAAAACATCTTTCCAATTATCAATGTATAGCGGACATCCTGTGACACGCAAAAAGTCTTGCGGCAAATACTCCCAATAATAAACGTCGTCACGTGTGTAGATAAACTGCAATTGGCTAGGTACGTATTTTTCTTCCAATTCCGTTTTGTGATATTCGTTTAGCGAACTAATGACAATTTCTGCTCTATCCATGTATTCGCTCATTAAACCGTTTCCATTAAATGATACGGTGTCACCGTTGTATGTTGGATTCTCTTTCACAACAAATCTTCCAATAGGAACCGGATTGTAGTCGTGTCCGTCAATAATCATTAAGGTGTTTACAAGAGTTCCTTTTACTGTGCTATCGTAATATGTCTTTGCGATAAGAGCATCCGTAAAACCGTTATCCTCTGCATACATTTCGCAACTCATAGTCGGACTATAAGTAGAGCCGTAACTGGCAAACGAATCACTAACACATCCTTGTGATATGCTGACAGAAAGAAGTTTTTCCGTTCCCTGCGTGCTAAGTTCAGAACCACTAATTGTCAAGTACAGTTCGCTTGCTATATCATTGTAAGATACATCGCAATCACCGGTAACTTCTGATTCATCATCCGTACAGAACACAAACCAATTCATATACGTTGCATCATCGGAAATCATCATGCTTTTACAGTCAATTGTATTTACGCCACGTTTATACACGTTTCCGTTATTGATAGCGTATTTGACGTAGTAATGAGTTCCGTTATAGTCAAAGTCCAAAAATGACAAACTAAACGAATCTCCGATATTCACATCTTTTCCCGGCGTATCATACTTCAATGTGTATGTAACGTCGCTTTCCAAAACATAAAAAACTCTTGCTGTATAACTCATCTTTCCACCGCCTGTATCTGTATGCTAGACCAAATAAACTTTCCATTAAAGAAAGTCATTGCGTCAAAACTAGGGTTGCCAAAATAAAACTGCTTTGTTTCTTTTACTCCTTTTTCATTGGTGAACTGTATGTAACAGTACCGGTTTGATAAATCATCCGGGTCTGCGTACTTCATCAACTTTTTGATTTCGCTTGGCGTCAAATTTGCCGGAAATGCCATGTCAAGCGTTACTTTCTTTGCAACTATCTTTCCGTTGTAAAGTGCTTTTGAACTTCTTCCTGCTTTTGCGTTCCACACTTTTTCTCGTGAGATTTTCCATCCCTCATATTTTGGTGTTGGCATATCTTCTAAACTGTCCTTAGTCCAACCAAACTTCAACGTAAATGCCATATGACACCTCCTAACTTTTTCACATAAAAAAGAGACCCATTCGCATGAGCCTCTTTCTTTAAGCCATATTCCAAGAAATTCCTTTGTTCTTGGAGATTTTCTTTGCGTTGTTCATAATTGCCGTTGTGACTTTTGTTCCGTCAAGGTAAACATCACCGCCACCGACATTTGCATTTGATAATTCCTCTTTGATTGCCGCCTTTGTAGCCGCATAAACAGCCGGTGCAACCGCTTCGGAAATACCGGTCGTAATCTGTTTGTTATTTGCAACAACGGACTTACCATTGTCGAATTTACCCATCATTTCGCCACGGCTTGCACGGAACCATCCATCTTCCGGAAATCCACCGTTAGCATAAGTCTCGTAATTCAATCCGTACTTTTTCAGCATTTTGATTAGTGATTTTTCCGCATGACTTACAAATATCTGTCCTTGCTGACCTATTGTCACTCTGTTTTTGGCATTGTTTATAGCAGCAGTCAATTTTCCGTAATTTACTTTTCTTCCGTCCATCGACTTAACAGAAGATTTTAATTTACCCTCTGTCACATTGTTAATTGAAGCCGAAACATCCAATGAAAACTTTTTCTGTTGTAACTGTGCTTTAACTGCGTTATACCAACCTTTACGGAGTTTAGGGTCGATATTCACATTTATGTCACGGTTTTTCATGGTTTTCATCGCAACACTTAAATCTCCAAGATTCTTAATACCAAAGGTCTTTACTCCAGCAGTTATCGTCTTACCTTGCAATCCGTTTACTTTTCCCTGCAAACTATCGACATCATTACCACCAGAGGTTTCAGCCTTAACCTTTACTGATTTTGGTTTCAAGGAATCAATTTTCTTTTTCAATGCGTCTGTTGACTTGTAGTTCTTATCTGTTATCTTTTTGTAATCTTCCCATGTGATTTCACCATTCTCGAGTGATTTTTTCAGTTTGTCCTGTATGGATTTACTTTCGGAAGATGAAATTCCAAGTTTTTTCATTTTCTTATTAAGTGTATCTACAGCCTTTGAATATTTCGTCGTTTGTGTAATTATTGGTTTATAATCATTGAGTTCTTTTTTGCCTTTATCTATCTTGGTAGCAACATTACCTTTGCTTTCACCAAGCAAGTCCAAAAAGTCTGCTGCCGATTGCACAGATTGCTTATCAGTCATTGTCTTATAATCTTTATCAAGTGCTTTTCTTATCGTTTTCTCCGATATTTCTCCACTTTCTAATTTTTTATTAAGACGACCAACAAGTCTATCCACTGTATTGGTATTAGAACCATAACCGAATTTGTCCATCATCTGAACAACTTCTTTAAGCAACATAGACTTATCATCGGTACCGCTCGCATACCGTTTCACATTGCCTTTTGCGTCTCCACCGGCAGTAATGCTGTTTTCCCACCATCCATAGGCGGCAACAAGAGCAACTCCCATTGCTATTCCCATTTTACTACCTAAGCCACTAAACTTATCCGTCAAACCTTTTGAGTTTATTTTTGCCGAAATTAAAGAATTGCTTATTCCATCACTAAAGACTATTTTTAGTGATTTCCAAAGAGTTTTTAATTTTTTATAGGCAAACACTCCAATAAGAACGGTTGATAACTTAAATGCAATACCTAATGGGTCTCTAATAAATGCCGAAATAGCCACTTTCAAAGCATTGAATAATCCCTTGACTATTATTTTCCCTACTTTCAAAAGTGTTTTTCCCCATTCTATTTCAGAAAGAAAATCCCCAATTGCTTTTCCTACTTCCCACCAATCTACGGTAGAAAGTGCGGTGTCAATCGTATCAAGTATTCCAGTAATTCCATCACTTATTGTCTTTCCTAACTCCTGCCATCCAGTTAACCCAGTATTCTTGCGTACTTCTCCCATCTCTTCAAGAAATCCATTGATGTAATCTCCAATTTTCTTTCCAAGGTTTTTGTATGGGAAATTTACCATAACTCCAAAAGCAAACTGAATCATACCACGCAACTTCGCTCCAAGCGATTTTCCTGCTAAATCACCGTCAAAAGTATTTATGGCAGCCGTTATGCCCTCTTTAATACTTTGACCGAATTTGAGCCAATCAAACGTCTTGAAAAAGGTGTATGATGTTTCAAACCATGTATTCAATCCCTCGGAAAAATTTTCTCCAAGTTTTGTCCAATCAAGGTCTTTAACAAATCCATTCAAAAACGTAGCAAGAGATTTAGCAATCTTCTTCGTAGTCTTTTTAATTTTTGTCCATGGAATGTTTCTCATTCCCTTGTTAATCCAATTAGCAAGTGCCGAACCGAGAGAAGTAAAATCTCCACCTTTCCATGCGTCAAGGATTGCTTTCTTCATCTTCTTATACAACTCAACTGCTTTGTTCTGGTTGCTCTTAAAAGCATTATCCCATATCTTTTCATAGTTCTTTAATGCGTCGCTAATATCCTTAGAAAGGTCAATATTGGCATTCTTATCGTTATCATCGTCATCGCTATCACTATCACTGTTGTCCTGCAATTTATTTACTTGGTCGAATGACTGCAAATTGTCGGCGGCTTTTTTTGTCTTTTTAGCCGTCTTATCCATGTTCTTAGCAACTTTATCCGTATCGTCTGCCGCATCGGAGTAGTCCGGCACCTCTGGTGTTTTCCGTGAACCATCCGTATCACCAAGTTTGATTCCTGCCAGTTTTGCTACCCACTGTGCGAAATCCTGTAAAACCATAACCATAGCATTCATATATGGGTACAATTTCTGAACAATCGGCATAAACAAGGAGCCAATTGTCAAAGATAATTTCTTAAATCCAGCCTGCAACATCCTCAACTGGTTTGCGGGTTGGTTAATTGTCCGTGCTAAGTCCGAATATGCAACCTTTGACTGTTCCAACATAGTCAAAACACGTAACTGCATTTTGGACTGTTGCGAAAGGTTCTTAATACTTTCTGTAACACCGTGATTCATCGCAGTTTGTGCTAAGCCAGCGGAGGTGATGTCAATTCCATACTTATACAACGCCCTAGACTGTCCTACCAAACCAGATTGAAAGTTTTGCATAACGTCAGCGGTGTCTAAGTTTGCTAAAGACGCCCAGTCTGCGGATAACATAGTAAGTGCTTTTGCGGAATCAATCGACGTTTCACCAAGCATACCGGCAGAGTTTGTAATCTGTGCAATAGCGGCGTTGTAGTTCATAACCTCTGTCAAATCCAAACCAAGGTTGTGTGAAAAAGTATTTGTTGCATCTCCAGTGTTAGTATCAACCTTATATCCGGTCAACTGCTTTTGAAGTTTTCCAAATCTTTTACGGAAACTTCCTGCATATTCTTCCGCACTATTATAACCGGCTTTCTTAAACTGGTTAGCACTGTCTTTTCCAACCTTATCAAGTGCAACCGAAAAATAGTTAAATTCCTCAATGTAGTCCTGCGCCGAACCAATTGCTTGACCGAATTTCTTTACAGCACGAATTACCAAAAAGAATTTGGCATAAAACATACCGATGCTACTTACAAAACCTTTTGATGATTTATGTGCGCTTTTTAATTTGTCTTTTAATGAACTAAGTGCATTTCCAAGTTTTTTAGTGCTTGTTGATGCTCTATCAGAAACAGTGGAAATTCTACTACCGCTTGACGCAAGGTTTCCAAGACCTTGAATGGTGTTGGCTACGTTTGAGTTGATTTGAGGTGCATTTTGCAGTTTTTTCAGCAAATTCATTACACCGTTACCAAGTTTATCGAGGTTTGCAACTGTTTCGCCAACACGCTTTCCGGCATTTGCAAGTTTAGCAATACCCTCTACAACTTTTGTAATACTAATATCAATTGCATTTGCAGAAGATAATTTACCTACCAGTTTTACTACTTGTTCGCCTAAAATCGGAAATTCTGTTGTTACATTACCAATATACTGACCGCTATTAGAAAGCCTTGATAACGAACCCACAACACGTGTCACAGTGCTTTCAATTGCAGATACACCGCTAAGTTTGGTTGCTAAATCTGAAACAGAATTTGCAATCTCTGTCATTTTGGATGTATCAAATCCAGCCATATTCACTTTTGAAAGGTTTTTAACTGCATTTACGGCAGATGTAATGCCACCAAGATTCTGAATGTTTCCAAGATTTTTAAGACCATTTGCCAGTGTATTCAAACCACTGGCAGTACGAGATAATCCACCAACATCAATTTTCGCAAAACGCTCAAATCCTTTTGCAATTCTATTGTAGTCGGTTGCTTTTACTCCGCTTAATGTTTTGGTAGCATTTCCAAGTTTTGATACTCCATTTGCAAGTCCACTTAAATTGTTACCGTTAATCTTAGACAGTGAAGATGTTAATACATCAATTTTACCAACAAGATTTGTAATTTCATCTTTGGCACTTTTTGCCGTTGCATTTATTTTAATACCCAACGCTTCAACTGTTTCTGACATACTAACACCTCACTATCTATCATTTGCATTACGCAAGATTTTTCAATCTAATAAAACCGTACTTTCCTGCATACTCAATTTTGGCAACTCTGCTTACTTTTGATTTCCACAGAATCCTTACTGTTTCACCTTTTTTGATTGTCATAAGTTTTTTAGAAGTAAACAAACGCCCTTTCCTCAAATATGTGTTGCAACGTAATTTACCGGTCCATGTTTTCTTGAATTTATCAAAAGAGCCATATGTGGACATTAACTTTTTGGTTGTACTTCCCCACTTGCCAAGATAAAAATGCGGAGTATCAACAATAGATTTCCAATCTCCACCCCATTTCAAACCGATTTTCTTTGATTTTGCAATCTTAGCAACTTTTCTAATCAGTTTATCGTTATAAAGCAGTTTAGAATCATTGATTGCAATGTCAAAAGCAATACCCCACTGGTGTTGAGAAGAATACGCACTTCCGGTAGCATTTGTTACTATCTTGCCCGGCTTTGTTCTTCCCTTTGCATAAAGCGAATCCTGATATGCTTTTGTACGAAAACCCTCTGTGATAATCAGATAGATTCCATTTTTTGCACACTCTTTAAGCAAAAGTCCAAGTTTGTAGTTTAACCATGGATGTAACTTTTTTCTGTCAATTCTAATTGAATGCTTTTTTTTCATTTTTCAACACTCCTTATATGATTGTTTCTGGCAATCCCTTGTTCATAGACTTTGCCATCCACTGTTTTTCAATTTCAATTGCTTTCTTTATCTCTTGTTCTTCTGTTCCTTTTTCTGCTATATATTCTTCTTCAAACATTTTTGCCATAATTGGACTTTTAATATATTCCGATTTTGCTGATTCACCATGCAAGCAAATGTCTATGGCTACAATCAAAGCAGATATGCCATAATTGCCCCACCACATATATTGCAATTCATCTTGTTCTTCTAACTGGAGTTCATGTGCTTTGTCATATGGATTTAAGTCTTTTGGACAACTTTCCATAATCCTATCGTAAGAAACTCCATAGGAAAGATAATGAGGTATTACATCTTCATATATAAAATCCGAGTATGACTTATTTATTTTTTCTGTGGCTTCTTGTGGTCTTGCGGAAGTTTTGTTACTTTCTCCGATGCTTCCTCTGTCTCCCCAATCTGGTTTAACAGGTCTCCCAAAAAACCCTTACTCATCAATTCCTCCGTCAACTGCGTAAACAAATCAAGGATTCCTTTATCTGGCGATTCATCGTGATAATCGTCAAGAATATCTCCTACTTCTTGAACGCTTTCAACTGGATTTTCTTTCTGAAATCCAACGTAAAGCAAATCACGAACACAGCAAAACAATTCTTTAACCTTGCCAATTCCGCCAACATCACTGTCATTTTCAACTTCTTCACTGTCAAAAATTCCAAGCAAATCCTTTGTTCTGTCCATCAAATCTGTGTCGCAGAAACTGTTATATCCAAATCTAACCTTGTATTCCTTACCTTTAACCTTTAATTCCATAATGATTTATCCTTTCCCCACTTTTAGTGGAAAGGAGCCACCCCGAAAGGTGGCTCTCTTTTTTACTGCATATATTATTCGAGTTCCGGTTCGGCTGTCTCTTCATCCTCGCTACTCAACACAGCCTTTTTAGTGTTTCTCGTTGAATAGCTTGTTACCCCACTTTTGTAACAGTGAAAGTACCATCCTTGTTATCAACGACTGTAAGTTGGTCAGTAACCCATTTAGGCACGGTATTCTGAACAACGGTAGCGGTCATTCCAAGAATTTCATCTACGCCGCCTACATCATTTACAGTAGGTGTAATCTGACCTACATATGCTGCTTTGGCAACACCACCAACGCCATCCGTTCCATACAACTGAATAATGTCGCATTTTTTACCCTCAACATTCAAAAGAGCACTAAAATCATCTTTTTCAAGGTTTCCTACAAACTCTTTTGCGTCAGACTGTTTAATACCCATTTCAAAAGTCTGTGCATCATCCTCCATCGTGGTACTTTCTACAGTGTTCGGTGCAGATGTTGGCGATGGGATTGACTTTGCACGTAACATCAATTTGTATGTTCCTGCAAATCCATCTTCGCTGTGTTCTTTGTAGATAATTCTTGCCAAATAACTTGTTGAAGCCATCTTGTTACCTCCTTAAATTTGATAAAAAAATAAAGCCTTTCGGCTTGTATTTACGTCAATATACATCATTCTTTCCGATTGTTCTGCTAAATCTAGCAGTTTGCCGGTAAGTGTCTTTTGTATCATCTTGCGTAGGCATTGAAGAACCACGAAAACGCATTGTTTTCATAATTCTCTTAACTTCCCTTATAACTTCTTTTGCTCTTGCTTGTGATTTATTATCAGTCACATCAATTTGAAAAGAAAACTTTTCTGCATTGATTTTATCACCCTCTAAATCTTCTCCGATTTCTGAACCGGGTAACAATTGCAATCTTACAAAAGGGAAAACCGCTGGTGTATTACTACTGCCAACGGAAGAAAAGTTTTTGTCTGTCATTTTGTACTTTTTTTTCAAACTTTCTGAAAATTTCGTTTTTATCCTTGTGAATACAGTAGATGGTACTAATTCATCCCATTCCACCGACATATGCACCACCTACTTTCAAAATATTTCTTTCGCCGTCTTTATAATTTTGCTTCTTATATCTTCTCCGGCTTTATACATAGGCATAGTGGCTTTTACACCATGTGTAGGCATCCATTTTTGTTCCTTTTCATTCCAGTACCACCACATATCGTCATAAGCGTGTGTCTGCCCCGGAAATGTACCAACGCCATAAGGAAATTTACTTCCGACTAATGGATTTTGCGTTGGGTTAAAATGAACACCTGCACCAAATTCAATAGCAAGCAAAATACTAAACGGTGCGTAGCCATCTTGTTCTTTTACTTGCCCCTTGGCAAGCAATATACCGTTACACCCAATCTTGTCAGCAGATATGTTTGTCGAAACCGTAACATACTTTCCTAATGGACTCTCTGATATATTCGTTTCAGCAACCTCTACACCACTTTGTAATAGGCTAGAAACAAGTTGTTTACATTTGATAGGTAAATCATCCCTATACTGCAAAAGTTGCTTTTTAAGGGTATTTAATCCACTTACAGACAAGTTTGCTTTAAATGTCTTTATTGCCATAAAACCACCTACATAATATCAAGTTCTTGAAACACTTTAAAAATCTTTGGAAATTGAATCGCAAACCAATCAACTATTGTTTCTTCGTGACCAAATTGCTGTGAATGTTCAAAATTGGATTGTAAGCCACTCTCACTTAAAAAGGCATGAATTATCTCATGCCTTAATTGTTTGTTTTGTAAATTCCTAAAATTTCCAACATTGTTAAAGTTGTCAGAACGAATAACGATTGTATGATTTGTGCAATCGCAATAACCATCGCAATCAGCATCTTTTAATTCCTTTTCTTTAACCATATATTCTGTTCCAAGAATATTTACTTTTTGTTTCATTACTTCACATTCCTTTTTAACAAGAACAAGTCCTCATTTAATCCCTCGTCCGCAACACCTTTTACCGTGTAATCAGCACTGCTTTCATCTGGAATTGTGTTATCATCATCCTTGTATACGATTTTTGACTTCTTCCAAATCACGCTACCGGATTTCAAAGGCAAATAACCTTTACTAACAATGATTTGTGCATAGTTTGTACTATCATCAATACCATAGTCTTGCCAGACAACTTCATTTAACTTATTTGTGATGTTTGCCTTAAACTCAACTGGTTTTGTATAACCAATTGTTGTTTCTCCGGTTTCAATCTTGTTTCCATCATCATCCGTAATGTAAATTACATTTCCCTCTTCGTCTGTATAACTTTCGTAAATTGGGATTTCATCATCTTGTAAAGAATAAAACATTCTTTGCTTGTTAGATGCCAACGTCATCAAGGCAACCACCTACTCACTTGATTTAATCTGTTTGATGAGCTGATTTCCGTAAACACTCAATCCGGCAACAAGGACACCTTGAACAATTGATGTAAACACTGCCATAAGCATTTCTGGTACTGTTCCAATAGATGTATTTGCCATTACCCAAATGGCACAAAGCAAAATACCAAGTACACCTAAAATACAAGGAATGTACTTATCTTTGATAACATCCATTTTTTTAATTCCGACACCGATAATATACAGAACAACTGCTACTACAATCAGTTCCGGTTTTACATAACTCATAATACTATCCATCTTTTCTTACTTCCTTTCCGTTGAGACGTTCTTCAAGTCCGTTAAGCCTGTGATGAGCCTGCTTGCAACTTTCTTCAACTTTAATAATTCTGTCATTGTGCATTTTAATATCTTCCCTCATGGATGATATTTCTGATTTAATCTCTTTAGTATCTTGACCTATATCATCAAGTTTTACATTGATTCTTGTGTTGTCTTTTACGCGTTCTTCTATATCTTTTGTGTCTGTCCGCTTATTATTCTTTAGTCCAAAGCAAACAGAAAAACAAACGGAAATAACGCTAATAAGTAAAGCAATCTCAATATTCATACCTTACCGCCTTTCCGTAAATTATAGTGTTTCGTTGCCCTCCACCGCTTACACGAAACGCCCTGCGAGAAATTTAGATACTCTAAACAACTCACGCACAATCTTCTATAAGACCTGCACAAAGGGATAAACGCATTTCAAAATATCATCACGACTAACCCAAGTCCTTGAAATTGAATTTTCGCTATGGCTACTTTCAAATGGTGCGCCCATCTGTGCAAAATCATATACTGCCAAATTCTTAATTACGGAATAGTAGTTATCGTAAAGGTCTTTTTCAACTTCCTCATCTGTATAAGATGTTGCCTGATAGTTTCTTCTGTTCTTAACTTCTCTTATAGCATCTTTGACCTTTACTGAAATTATGTCAGCATTAAACGTAGGCTCATTTCCATATTCAATTGTCAAATCTGCAATAATTTCTTCTTGCAGTCCTACTTCCATTGCTTCATCCATAATTCAAACTCCTATAATCCGAATTTTTCAATCAACATTTTCTTTAAATCTGCTCCGCTAATCTCTTCCGCTTTATCAAATCCCTGCTCGTTAGCAAGTTTTTGTAAATCAGCGGTAGACATACGATTGATTTCTGTTTTGGTATAAGACTTAGAAAAAGCAGAGGAAGTATTATCAACCTCTGCCGTTTCTTTAATCTCATCTCCTGCCTTATACCACACACCGTTATATTTTATGGAATGTGTAGCAATCATAGGCTTAGTCCTCCTTAACTTTCATTACAAGTACGCTGTCCATACCCTCAAACGTAGGCAATCCAATCATAGATACAACACAGTGTGTGTTGATTGGATGGTTTGTAGCGTATGTATATACGGAAATACCAGTTTCAACAATGGAAAGGTTTCCGTCTGTAAGACTTCCACTTCTTTCTTCTGGTGTTCTTCCAAATACATAGTCTCCGAGGAAAACACCGGCAGACTGTGCAGATACAATTCCGGTTGGAATAAAATACTGTGCCTTTCCAGATTCATCCATATACAACTTATTGTAGATTTCAATTTCAATTCCATATCCGCGAAGATAGTCAGCAACCTGCGCCTGCTGCAATCTGATACCGCCAGTGTAAGCAGTAATTCCAAGCACCTGTTTCTTTGTATCCTCCGCTTTAAGAAGCATTTCCCAAGTCTCTGTATTCATAGCAAATCTTGTGAGAGAATATCCGGTCTGTTTTGCAAACTCATTTTTTGCCGTAATCAAATCGTCAAGTGGAGCAGCTGTATCTGATTTATCCCAAGCACTTGTTCCTGTAATTTCCTTAAAGTTTTTTTCTTTGTGTTCTGCACCGTCACCTTGCACATACTCAACATCATAAGGGTTTCCATCAATTGCAACTTTTACCTTAGGAATACCGTCAACCGGTGCGAGCAAACTCCAAATCTGACGTTCCGGAACAACTCTTGCTCCTTCAATTAACATCATTGGTTTTTTGCTAATCTCACGTAAAACACTGTTTGCAAGATTTACATTTTCGGAACTTCTGTAGTCGTCATACTGCTGTTCCTCTTCCTCTGTTACCATGTAAGATTCACGATAAAACGGCATCTTATTCGTAATATCAGAGAATCCACCAACATCTCTTAATTCTGCCTGTGCGTCAAAATTAGATGCTTTCAAAGATACTGGCAATCCACTTTTCCCTTTGATAAATCTAAGGTCAAGAGAATCCTGTTTACGTGTTCCAAATTTCTGTCTACCAAGATATGGTTCAGAACCTAATGTCTTCTGATAATTGTTCCACATTACACCAAGGCTTCTTGCTGTAAATGCTTTTGATAATGGTAATGCTGGCATATTTTTCTACCTCCTATTTTCTTATCCATTGTTCTTAGTTGCTTAAATTTTTGGCGCACCATAAAAAGTAACTCTTGGTGTCGCTGTTCTAGCCGCATCAGCAATAGAAAGGCTTGTAACCTTTGTCCAATCAATTGTTCCCTGATAAACGTAAGTTCCCGGTGCATCGCCCTGTGTAACATCTACGTCATGCAAAAGATAACCTTTGCAATCTGCATCGTTAGATGGAAAAGGTGTACCAGCCGGCACAATTTTATTTCCATTTTCATCTGCTGTAGACTTCATTGTCTGCGGTACTAAGCAAGCCGCTCCCTCATAAGGGAAGAATTTTAAGATGCCTTTTCCCTGCGTAAAATCTCTTACGATTGGTTTTCCCATAATCCTTTACCTCTACTTTCCTAAATTTTGTAATAGTCTTTAGTTGACTGTTCATCCGATACATTTCCAAACGAAATATTTTCAGCATTTTTTACATCTTCCGGCTTATCATCGCCATTGTTTCCACCTGTAGAACCACCCGGATTAGGTGTATCATCAAGTTTCTGTTTCTCATATTCGGCGATTGCCGTTTTTTTACTGTCGGCAAAAATCTGACCGAGAACCTCATAATCTGTAGCACCATCATCTGTAACAACTTTGCTTGCCTGCTCTGCTGTTAATCCAAACTTTTCCATTGCTTTTGCTCTTTGCGTACGAATTTCATCGTTTTTTTCAAGCTGCTCAATTTGTTTGTTTGCCGCTTCAAGTGCCGTTGTTGCTTTTTCAAGCTCTGTCATATTCTGACTGTTAAGCTCGTCAAGCTGTGTCTGCAATTCATCAGCCTTATCGGCTTTTTCCTTGTAGCCATCTGCCCTGTCTTTTTCTTTCTTTGTTTCAGCGTTAATTGAATTAAGCAAATCTGAAATCTGCTCATCCGTTGGTTCTGCAACTCCAAAAGAAATAAGTTTCTGTTTTGCCTGTTCTCTAGTCATAATTACCTCCATCAATTCACGTTTTTTAACACGGTTTGCTCCGCTTGAATTGTTCTGTTGTTTTACGCACAACTGCAAATTTTTATAAAATAAAAAAGATAGTCTATTCGACTACCTCTTTATTTACTGGGTTGTTATTTGGTTCTACATCTTTGCTTGTTGGATATAAATATTCCATTCTTTCTTTTGATTCAAGAGCAACCGCTTCACTGTCACTAAACAAATCAACGGTTTTAATTGCTCTTTTGTAATCAACCCCTGCTTCAAGTAACATTTTAAGTGCTTCTGATTTTGTAAGCAGATTATCTATCTTATTATGGTTGATATGTATTTCAATGTCGCTTGGCATAAGCGTAAAATTTCGCTTTATACGCAAACGATTCAGTATAATTCTAAGAGACATTCTTTCCGATTTTTTTAGTATCGGTTCGTTGATTGCCGTTCTTAGTCCTGCATCATAATGTCCGTTTCGTAAGTTTACTGCATTTCCAGTATCACCTCCGGCATTGTTGTTTGAACGATTAGCCAAGCCTTGAATACTCAAAAACCTTTCAAACAAATCATCAAAAACAACTTGACTTTCTGTTTGGTTCAGTTCATTTGTCATAACATCAACATCGGCTTTGTTTTCGCCATTGTTTGATTTAACAACTAAGGCACCTTCTAATCTCATCTGCGAAAATGTATCTTTGTCAATCTCGCAATTCACAAATTTAATCCATGCAGAAACAAACTGCTCAATGCCGTTTACCCGGTCAGAAGATAATGTATTGATTGAATCCGTAATAGGAATTGTAATCTCAATATCCGATAATCTTCTTGCATTATTTGGATATTCCACAACCGGAATAGCATTATTTCCGTTCAACCCACTACTTTTAATTTTTCCGTCAACAATTTCAAAATACTCTCTTTCCGTATAGCAAAAGTATATTGAATTATTGTTTTCATCTTCTCTAATTTGACAAGAAAATGCGGGTTTTCTATTTGAGTAATAAACAACAAACGTATAGCGTGGGTCTTCCGAAAACAAAGCAAAGTCGCTTTCGTCAAGCAAATCTCCGTTTCCGTTGTCATTTCCAACAAATCTATAAGCCGTACCGCAAATACTTCGCCAACGGCAAATATCAATGTCTACTTCTTGCTTGCTTTCAGAATCCATCGTAACATTTAGCTCCGTAATCTCTTCTGATTTCTTATCGTCTGTTCCACGTAACACATATTGAATAGGCTCTGCACATATTTCAGCAGTTTTACGCTCAACAAGTTCATAAGCAAGATTTAAAACAAGTTTGTTGTTTACTTCCGGCCTATTTACCTTTTTACGGTATAAAATAGGCTGGTCTCCTCTGTAATATCTATCAAGGTAATTGATTTCTTTTGCATTCTGCGTGTGAATCGAAAGTGCCTTGTTTAATTCTTCGACAATATTTAATTTTGTAATTTTGGATTTATTTGTAGAAATTACTTTTCTTCCAAAATTGCATTGATTTACTGCCGTAAACGGTCTTATGTTTTTCCCATAATACTTAAACATTAAAGCACCTCACTAACAAAACGTCATTCCACTCGATGTTGTCCTTTGTACTATTTTTTTCAACTCTGTAGTTCCAGTATCTACATGGTAAACAACTCTTTTTCTGCATTTTTTGCAATTCACAGAAATATTCATACTGGAACGTCCATCCCATACGGCTACTTTTCTTCCGCATCTTGGACAATATATCGTTTTTGGTTCCGTCATAAAAACCTCGTTTCTTGCAATAAAAAAACACCGCCTTTTTTGGCAGTGTTTTATTTTGATTTCTTCATTTTATATTATATAATAATTGCGATATGACATACTATGACATATTATCAATCTTTGTATGTTTTTCCATATAACTTTTCAAATTCCTGCAATGCTCTTCCGTGTATTCTGATTGTTTGTCTCCATGAATACGTCATTTCATCTGCAATTTTCTCAAATGTCTTTTTCTCAACATAACGAGCAAACAAAATATGATAATAAGTTTCGTTGTCAATTCCATCAATTTGCGAAACAATAAAATTCTTTTTGTCTACATACGTGTCGATTAAATCATCCAATTCCTTTTCCATCTTTTCAATTTTGCAATAGGTCGAACCCATTTTGTCAAAGTTAGGACTTGTTTTTACTCTTTCTTCATTTTTTACAGCAGAAACACTTCGTGCCAGTTCTCTAAATTGCTGTATTTCAGATAACTTATTGTTTATCATTCGGTCAAGTCTACTAATTTGCTGTAAATATGTTTTAGTATCCATAATTTCTATAACCTCCTCTAAATGGGTTTTTTGGCACTTCTATTTTTGCCATACTCCAATTTCCCTCAATGAAGTATGCTAAAGACGCAAGGCAATCCGCCGCATCCTCATGTTTGTTTTTTCCAGTAACCGTAAAACTATATAAATTTGTCATAAATTTTCTGTATTCCTGACTTCGGCATCCAACATCACGGAAATAAAACTCTCTAATACTTCCAGCCTTATCCCATATCCTTTGTGCTTTTCTCATATTTGTAGGTGCATATTCAGAACGTAGATTTATTTTCCGTCCTTTTTTCTTTAGCAATTCTTCGATTTCATCCTTATATCCCTCTCCACCTTGATTTGCTTCAAAAAACGCACTTCCAACGTCATTATCAATAATCATATTTGCAACTTTAGGTTTTGTTATTTTCTTTTCACTGTTGTCGAAAACAACATCGTCAATGTAAATTGAACCATCCTCGTACATATAAGCTACCGCAAATGCAAGAAAATCTTCTCCGCCTAAAGCAACGTCACAAGCCGCACATATTCTGTAAGGTTCTTCTTCCGGCAATACACCATTGTAAAATCTCATGTGTTCTGGATTAAAAACTGCACCGTCTCTTTCAATTGGTTCCTGCTGATACTGTGCATACCAAGACGCCATATCGTCGTTTTCTTCAAACTTTGCTCTTAACGTCCGGTAGTATTGCGTTGTATATCCAACACCGTAATCATAATCAAAGTTACTTTCATCGTTTTCGTTCAAAGCCGGTATCTTCAAAATGTCATATCTGATATTTTTTGCTTCTGGGTTATTCTGCAAGAAATCCAATCTATCACTATAAAGGTCGTGCAAACTCCAAATTGTACCATTATGGATTAGTTTGCACTGTTCCTTTTTACGTGACATTACATTATTGTCAAAGATAATCTGCTTTCGTTTGAGTGTGTCCGGGTTAAGCACATCTTGAATACCTTCAAGAATATCATCCAATACCATCCATCCGTAAGCGTCATATTCTCCATTAAGTCCACTTTCCAATCCTTTTCCAGAAAGTGTTTTGTACTTCTTTTTTCTCACAAGGTCTACTTTATGATTTTTTGAATCCGTATCAGCAACTTTTACTTTTGGAAATACATCGGAAAAACAATATGTTGGGTCTGTCCAGATTTCCATGACACCAGTTAAAAATGCTCCGCCTAATCCCTCTTTGTATGTCACATACAAATTGCTTTTTTCTGCGTCTTTTGCACAATGCCATGACATAGCAAGCGTTATTATCTGTGAATTATGAGTTGGAATCATAGTTTTTCCAATCATATATAATCCATCTTCGCTATCAACTGTTATGCAGTTACCAGGTTTATGTTCGCTCTCTTTAATATCACAAATAGCAACTCTTCTTTTTTCAGAAAATTCGTAAATTTTCTTTCTATAAAGAGCACAAGGGATATGTTCTGTTGGATTAAAAGATATATTCCAATATTTTTTTCTGCCAACTATTCCGCTTGATGATGTTCTTGGCTCAATCTCTTGAGTGCAGCATCTCCATCCAAATGAATTTATAAGAGTTTCAAAATCATTTTTCAATAACTCATCAGCGGTCGTAAATTGGTATCTGTTTTCTTTTTTTATAAAACAACCGTCTGTATCAATAAGGCCCGCAAGTAATTCTAATCTTTGGTCTATTGACGCAGTTAAATAATCAACCGGTATGTGTTTAGGCATAGTATGTGTATAAAAACACATATTATAAAATCTTAATCCATCTACAAGTTTTCTTCCAAACCCATACGTAACAACCCCCGTTGTTTTATGTATGTACTTTCTTTCTACTTTGTAACCAAGCCTAACAATTTTATCTATTATTGCGTGGTCTTTTTTATCACCCGTAATAAATGGTTTTCTATTTGTACCATCTCCAAGCCAGGCACCAAGAACATAAGGAGGTACTTTAAGATTTTCCTTATACTCTCCATCCATCATTGGTTTGTGTGGTAACATGAAATTATTTCTATTTCCGTTTTTTAAGTGTCCGATTAGTTGTTTTGTCTCTACTGTTCTATATTTTCCGCTTCTTCTGTCAAAAACCGTCCATTCGTGGTTTTCGTGACAATCTATACTTTCTCCATTTGAAAGAAAAACAGTATGCGTTGTGTGGTGTTTTGGATGAACGCAAATTACCTTTACATATCTACCATCCAAACCAACAACCAAATCTCCAACCTTTAAATCTCCGTGTTTTTTCCAACCTTTACTCGTAAATACTGGTGTATCATCCGAAATAAGTTTTCCAACCCTTGGCGGCATGTGAATAAACAATTCGTCAAGTTTTCCATCTTCAAGTTCCTGCAACTTATCGGCAACTTGTTTAAGGGTTTTTCTTCTAGGCTCGTAAAATCTTTCTTTCTTAGGTCTGTTTTTTTCTATGTAAAGAATGTAACTATCAAGAATGTAAGGTGCTTCATAAAGCAGTAAATCGTAATATTTATCTAAAATATCATACGACTGCTTGTTTTTTTGAGATTGTGTTTCAAGCCAATTAAAATCAGCACCATTTGTAATTGATTTTATATACTCAAAAATCAGTTCTTTTGCTCTTGTAGAAACTTCCAATCCATATTCACGGTCTTTTCTTCCGCAAAGTATAATTTTACTTGCTTCGCAATATGCATCTATTACACTACGGTCTATACCATTCCGTAATATGTATTTTTCGTATTCTTTTATATTTTTCTCATCTTCAATTGTATGCATTAAAAAAGCACCTCCACACAAGCAGAGATGCTATAATAGGCATCCTGCCTATAATTTTTCTAGGTTAGCGACTAACTCCGTTTGTTAGCCGGAAATTTAATTATTTACTGTTCCACTCAAATCCAAAATCCGACCTTTTAATTTTGCATTGAGGAATACCGTCTTTCCAAAATACCAAACCCTCTATGTAATGTTCGGATAGATATTTCTTAATTCCATCAAATGTTCTTTCAACATTTATGGTTATTGTTCCGTGTTTTACTATCGTATCAAATCGTAAGTTATATGGATTTCCTTGAAAATGAACTCCAATCGCTTCATAAGTTCCATCTTGCATTTTGGGATAAATAAACTCTCTGTGTTCGCTTATTTTCCCGCTCGCAAATCCGCTATTAGTGGTTTCAATTTTTCCAGCATCAATAGCGTTCTTGTATGCTTCAATAAACCATTTATCTTCCGGTTTCTTATCATCAACTTTTACCCAACATGGAAAATGCCCTGTAATTGGGTCTGCCTTTTCCTGACATTTAATAGCTCCTTTTGGAACTGGTTTACCGTTCTTTGCGTCATATCTCTTGTAAAATTCTCCGTTGATAATCGCGCAACATGAACCATCAAATTTTACCGTTGCGACTCCATCTCCATTCAAAACCCATTCCATACCTTTTGTTACAATCGGAAGTGTTTCTACAACGCAATTGCTTATATATTTTCTTTCAAACAACGTAGGTATCTTTTTCATTTTTACTTCACTATCCTTTCCTCCGATAATCGGAAATTACTTTTCAACTAATTCATCTGCACGCCTTGTCATTTCAATTTGTGTTCCATTTTCATCTTTTGTACAAACAGAAATATATCTATTACATGAACTACGCACATCTTCTCCAAGCCATATTTCCGTTTTATCATCATCAAAACTGTAACACTCTCTCATTTTTTCAATGCAATTATTCATTTCTGTTATTTTCATAATGACACACTCCTAACAATTTATCTTAATACCTTCTGTTAAAACTTCCGTCTTTTTCTCATTTAACATTGGTACATTGTTTTCATCTGTTTTTATCCAATTTGCATCAATTACAATCATTGGTTCTTTTCCTGCATGGGCACTGAAATGTAATTCAACATCTTTACCCGGCACTTTTTTACCATCAATAAATAGCTTTGCGGTTTCTCCGTCAGATATTATCTTGATTTTTTCTTTTTCAATTGGCTCGCATCCATATACTGATTTCAAAGATTCATTATACCATTCATCTATTTCCGCTATTACAGCCGATGCACGATATGTAGGCTTACTCATTGTCTTTGTTCTTCCACACAAAACCTCTTGATAATTCTCAATGATAAATTCGCAATCTTCTCCGTTGTACTCATAATCCTTGTAGAATTTCCAAAAAGACTTTATGTTTTTTATAAATCTAAATAGCATTTTCATTTTCACTATCCTTTCCAATAAAGCAAATCAACAACGTATAAAGGATAATCATATTCGTAACTTCTTTCCACCGCTTCCATTGCGTCTTTGTATGTTTTTGCAATTGCATATGGCTTTTTTGTTTCAATCGTAACAAGAACATATCTGTATTCTCCGTTTTTATCAAAATCTTTTTTTAAGTCTTTTAATGTTACTTGTTTTGATTTTCGTTTTCTTCTTTTTCTAAACATAAAACGCATAATTATCCATCACCTCTTCAATACCCTTTCTGTGATTTCTTCACTAGGCAAAACAAAATTTTCTATACCACAATCATGCAATTCTCTTAATGCTTTTACACCCAAACTCAAAATCGCATTACTTTCCGAAATCATATTTGCAGGTATTCTATTATTTTCGTTGAAACAAGGAACCAATTTCCGTGAATCAATCTTACCAACCAATCTTACATCACTCATTTTCCATAAACACCTCAAAATCTTCCATACACTTATTACATAAATCGTAGGTAATATTTAATATGCCATTTTGTGTGATTGATTTCATACACAACAGCCCTACTTTTATCTCTTTCCCACACCTGTCGCAAGTATACCATTCCTTTTCATGTTTCATAATCCACCTCAAACAATCTTGTTTAAATAATCAACACCGCTATTTCTCAATGCCTTTACAACACCATTTACCATATTAGCCATACTTTTTTCAACTTCTTTTAATTTTTCAACATCATTTCCACATTGCATAGACAAGTATCTTTTCTGCCAATCATTTGCATTTAAAACTATATGGTTGTGAACATCTTGCTGTGTAATCATCAATCCACCAACTTCCTACCACACATAGGGCAATTATTGATTTCATAATCAAAATCCATAAAACTATCTCCCGTTGCGAAATGTATATAAACACCGTGTTCATCTTTGTATATGTAATCTTTGTATTTTGTGCTTGTGTAATCTTTGGTATAAATATTTTTGCAAAATTCACACATTTCCATATCCCCTTTATCAAAATACCAAGAAACCGCCGCAATCTATTTCATCTCTTTTAACCCATATGCTGCGTGGGTGCAGCAAATTTTCTCATCTATGACATATTATTTATTCATCTTCTTTGTTATGATTGCAGTAGACAAGCAAATACTCTGCAATCTGTTTTAACTCATCAATGGTATATTTTTTTGTTTCTGGTGGTTCTCCAATAGATGGATTTTTCACTTCGCACGTTGCGCTAGTAAGCATTTTGACAACATCCAAAGGAGCCGAGAAACAATCCATGGTATGTATTTCATTTTCTAATTCTTCTATTCTGTCTTTATAACTGGATAATTCACTTATTGTTAAAACAGACAAGGACGCATAATCTCCGCTATCGAAATCTCTTAGTGCAGAATCAGTAAATTTTGAATGCAATCTAACGTATTTATCTAATTTACTTTCAAGACAAAAATTTTTTTCTCTTTCAATTTTGTAATCTTCAAGAGAAACAAATTCTCCGTTTGCGTAATCAATTCCATCTTTCGTTCTTCCGTTTTTGAAATTGTAAGTTTTAATAATACTTGCCATTTTACACCTCCAGTTATATTCGGTTTCTTGTGTTGGAAAGTATTATCCGGTCACTTATTACTATTCTGTCCATACTCTACTGTCAGACAACCAACACAAGCATTTTAATTATTTCAGCAAGGAATACCGAAACGCTTGCTTATCCGGTAGCGAACCGGAACATTGATGTGGTGAGGAATCGAACCTCACATGATGCCTTTGTCCATATCCTTTCGGCTCACTTTGGCATTGTACTTGTGGTTTCCTGCGTCTACCCTTTGCGCCACACATCAGCAAAGGCACCCATTCAAATGACTAATGATTATATCGCAAAACAGGAAAATTTTAGGTGTCTTTGCATTGTATCATCCCCTCTATCGGGGAAATCGGCAACCGTGGATTTGAACTACGATTCTTTGTGTATAGTGGGATTCTACACAACGCATTATCCATTATGCTATCGCCGTAAGTACGGATTGACATACATGCATCTGTGTTTTAATCCGCACTGTTGCGATTCTTTTGCGTCCGGCTACTTTGGACATTGGGAACTATCGCAACGAAACCATAAACCCCACCGGACCTTGTGACGGTCCTTTAATCAGCTTTCCGCTAGTGGGTAAAGAAAGGGTTCATGCCAAAGCAAAACATGAACAAACCATATACACCGAATTGCCGGTGTTGTATTCCGATTCGCTCTCGGCTAGAACGGATATACATTGCCCCTCTTTGTGATTCACACTCCTTATCACATTTAAGAGTTCAAGGGATATGGTAAAACTCTTAATGAGTTATAAAATATATCGCCACAATGGACGTACAAAAATTGATTATTGACATTATTCTATCACAAGGTCTTTCGCCTAACACTATGTTCAAAAACGAAACTACCACCATGAATCCAAAATAAACCACAGCAATGTATCGAATCAAAAAACTAATCATCACGGTTCCTCCACTCTTCGCATCCGTGGTCGTGTTCGACATAATCAGATGCATAGTCACTGTTCATATTCTCGCACACATAACCATTCTCACGGCTATATGCAGCATATTTACAATTTCCACAACACAGTTTTTCGTTATCGTCCATCCTTGAAGTCCTCCATTTCTTTTACACTCATTCCAACAATTCCTGCCGAACCATCCGAATCCGTATTTTTGAAATGCTCTCCGTTCTGCGGAAACATGAAACGGAACATTGCGTAATTTGCTACGTCGCAAGGATATTCTGTGTTTCCAGTTTCTTCAAACTTCGCAAGACATTTTTTAAGACTTCCAATCGCATCCACATTTCCGGTTGCAAAATTTCTACTTGCCTTGCCATATTTGTAATAACTCTGACATATCAACGCTTTCCGCTTATCGTCAAACGCTTTTGAGTATTCTGTTTTCAACAATTCATTTTCCATTCTCAAAACCCCTTTTTTATTTTTTCGGGAGTATGGGGGACTTAGTAGGCGGTTTTTTAATCCCCCAATAGAGGGGTAGGGGGTAGGCTGCTAGTCCTCTCTTTTGCTCGGTTCGTAAAACTACAATTTTACGAACTTTAACATTTTTCCATTGTTTATCCGTCCTTTTGTTCAATTTCAATGACTTCCTGTGCCGGATTTGTCAATTTTGGAAGCTCGCTATCGGCTAATGGTTGATTGTTTTGGTTTCCGACCTGCACCGGAGCAGTCTCAGCCATACCATAAGCCGCCTTTGCAACAAATATCAAATTGGCATTCGTGCCGGTCTGGTTATGCAAGCGGTCAAGTGTGAACGATTTGCAAATATCAAACCATTTTTTTACCGTGATGCCATGTGCGCTACTAACTCTATATAATCCATTAGCCCAGTCAGTAAATGTTGTTCTGTGTATACCTGTTAAAAAACTAAACACTTCCAGTGTTGGTAACACTTTATATTTAGCACATAAACGGACGTAAATATTAAATAAATTATCTAATAGCTCTATATCATCATTGCTAGGTTTTTGAATATTGTCAGAAATATAAAAAATCATAGATACAAAGTTATCTGCTACACTTTCAGTATCTCCATCTAGTTCGGTATCTATGTACTCATCAACTAACCTGTATATGTCGTTCTGGTATACCTCAATACCTATCTCACTTTTGATACTATTATCTTTCATAACATCACCTCCAAACATTCAAAAATAAAAAACGCCAACACAAGAAAAATAAAAAGTTATCCTCTTGCGTCAGCGTCTGCTGCCGTCTGTGTGCTACTGTTTCCAGAGCAGTATTCAACATCTGTCCTTACTATACACGATACACAAGTTATTGTCAATAATAAATTTATAATATTTATTTGTCGAGTTCGAGCCGTTTTTTATAATCCGGGTACGGCGTCGGGGAATCTGCCCGACTATATATACTTATCTTCTCTAACCTAACCTAATCTAATCTTATCTATGTTACATTTTAAAAACAGAACGATAACAGATTGATAACAAACTGGTAACAGAATTGCATACAAAATGATTACAAGTTGATAACAAAAATACACAAAAAAAAGACGGCTAAAAAGCCGCCCTTTCTCTTTCTGGAATCACTCGCCCAAATACTGGCGATATAATTTCTCCCATGCGTCAGCGTCTAAATCACTTTCCAACGCATCCGAAGCCTCGAACGGCTCCGTTTCCTCATGGTCGAGGACGTCGGAAATGTCGACGGTGTACTGTTTGCCGTCAACCTCAACCCAGACGTTGGCGGCGTCGTTCTGAACTCCGTTTCCATCAAGTGCCTTTTTCTGAAATTCTTTAAAACTTATTTTTTTCATGTCTTTTCCTCCTTATAATTCCTCGATTTCCTCGCAGGAAACCGCTTCTTTATAGTTGTCATCGTCATCCAGTTCCCTATCTTCTGGAATGTCAAAATACATCTTTGTAATTTGGCTATTTTTTTCATCTATCATATAGCCATATAGATAACTTTTGTCCCCTAACAACTCCCAGCAATCCCCATCAGATACAAGGCGTCCAGTATATTTTTTTCCGTCGCACAAAACCGAACGAACCGGGAAGCCGTCTATATTGAATCTGTCAGCGATGGAGTTTTCCATTATTTCAAAATTCAATTCTTCAAATTCCTTTTGCAGTTCGTCAAATGTCAGGTTGTCTTTATACATACCACAACCATCATAAGAGTAACGGATTCCCTCGCTCGTCTCGTATCCGTATACGCTTAGCGGGTCCGTTCCGCAGTAAAAAATTGATGCCTTTCGGCTCAACTTGTCAACTGCTTCCTCTCCTCTTTTTTTGTCATAGATTGTAAATTTTTTCTTGTTCATGATTTTCACCATTTCACGGCTTGCGCCGTGCCCTTTCTTTATTTGATAAGTCAATTATAATGCCATGTGCCTTATATGTCAAGTGTTTTTTTGTGCCTTATTTCAAAATTTTTTCTTCCCTTTCCAACTTTTCCGCAACTGCTAACTTTATAAAATCATTGCAACTACTATAATTTAGCGCCTTTATCCTTTCTTTTGTTCCTATTGTAAAGCGGCAATTTATGCGTTCAAACTTGCTATCATATTTTTTTACTGCTTTTCTTAGGGATTCCGTTGTCTTTTTTTCTTCCATGTGTAAAACCTCCTTTTTTTTAATTGCTCCTATTATATAACAATGTGCCTT